CAGGCGACGATGGGCATGACGGACTGGATCGGGGGCGCTTTCTCCGCGTTTACTGGTGGTGTGACTGCTGCCGGCAACGCCGCGGTAACGGCGGGCACGCAGAGCATCAACAATGACCTGTTCAATCGGCGGGGACCGGGCTTCGACCCCGGTGGCTATACGGGACCGGGCGGCATCCATGAACCCGCAGGCATCGTGCACAAGGGAGAGGTGGTCTGGTCTCAGGCCGATGTCGCCCGCGCAGGCGGCGTTGGGATCGTTGAAGCAATGCGCCGTGGGCTGATGGGCTACGCGTCGGGCGGTGCGGTTGGCGGCGGCAGCCCTGCCGTGGCTGGACTCGGCGCACTCAACGTCATCGTCAAGAACGCACCGGCCGGCACTACGGCGACCGCCACGCGTGGGCCGGGCGGTGTCGATGTCGAGGTACTGCTGGGCCAGCTCGATGATGCGCTCGGCGGGCGTATCGCCAGTGGCACCGGGTCCACCTACGGGGCCTTGCGAGGCCGGTTCGGCTTGGAGGACACGCTCTGATGGCACAGCTCCCGAGCACCGCCTTGGTGATGTTCAGCAACCTGCAGAACGGCTTCGATCCGTCTGTCCAGCGGGACGAGATGGAGCGCGGCCCGGCCAAGGAAAGAGTCCTCAACAGCAGGGTCGCCATGACACAGGCCCTCTCGCTCTACTTCGAAACCCTTGCCGCCGCCGACGAGTTCGAGGCCTGGTACTTCGATGTGATCGGTCGGATCGGCTGGTTCACCATGCGGCACCCGTACCGCGGCACCACCATCACCGTCCGCTTCATCAAGGGCGATATCGGCGTGCTGGTGCCGGACCAGCACGCCCTTGGCGACTACCGGCGGGACACAGTAGTGGAGTACATGCGATGAGCACGTTCACCGAGCGCCGCCAGCGCGTCACTGATCCGGTGGGCACCCTGGCCCTGCTTGAGGTCTCGGCACCTTCATTCGCCGAGACCCTGCGCATCTGCAACGACCAGCGGGACTGGGTCAGTCAGGGCCTGACGTTCATTGGCGCGCAGTTCGGGTTCAAGCTGCCCGATGACGTCAACGGGCAGGCCCCGCGCGCGCAGCTTGTAATCAGCAACGTCGGCCGGGCCATCACCGAGGACCTCGAGCGGTTGGCGCCTGGCGAGTTGGTCACAGCGCGCCTGATGATCACCGACCGGGCAGATGTGAACGTCATCGAGCAGGACCACTACCTGCCGATGATGACCGTATCGGTGACCCCGCAAGCTGCCACGTCCGCGTGCGGGGTGGACTACTTCACCAGGCAGCAGGCCGTGCGGTTGCGCTTCAACGCGCACATCGCCCCGGGCATCTACTGATGCGGCCCGCAGATGTCGAGCCGTTCACGCTCATCCCCTACGACCCTGATTCAGCCGATTGCGCGGACCTGGTGGTCAGCGTCCAGCGCGAACTGTTCGGCCGGCATGTCGAGATGCCGAGCCGCCGGCCGCGCGGCGCGCGCGGGGAGGCCGAGCTGGGGGCGCTCTCCCGGCCCTATGCGCGATTGCGGGAGGGACCGCCGCAGGACGGCGATTTGGTCCTGATGTTCGACCACGGACAACGAAACCCCGGCCATGCCGGGGTTTTTTTCTTTCTGGCCCATGAGGGCTGGGTACTCCACAGCAACGAGCGCCACGGGTGCAGTGTCCTGCACCGCGTGCGCGATCTGCAGGGCTTCGGCCTGCGCATCGAAGGAATCTACGAATGGGTCTGATGGATAGCCCGGCCGCCAGCGGCCGCCTGATCGTGACGCCGCACCCGGTGCTGGTAGATGGCCAGCGCAACCAGCCGGCGGACCTGCGCCCGGGCGAATCCCTCTGCGCCTTCCTGCATCGTCACGTGACCGACCTCGACGACCAGGACTGGGTGGTGCTGATGGCGGGCCGCGGGGGCCGCGGCGATCGAGGCATCCCTCGCGAAATGTGGCCCTTCGTGTACCCGAAGCATGGCCAGGTGATTGAAGTCCGTGGGGCGGTGGGCCGCTCCGCCGTCGCGCTGGTGGCCACCCTGGCGCTGACCTACTTCACCTTCGGCTTCGGCACGTTGGCGACGTGGGGCGCCGGCGCCGCGGTGCAGGGGCTTGGCGCCGCTGCCGCGACCGGCATCTACATGGCCGGCTCCGTGCTCATCAACCGCGTGCTGCAGCCCAAGCAGCCGAAGCAGAGTGCTCCCGGCCAGTCGGCGTACTCGATCGCGGCCGGCCGCAACCGTGCTCGCCACGACCAGCCGGTGGGCCTGCTGATCGGGTCGATGCGCATCGCGCCGGACTTGATCAGCAACTACTACACCCATTACGAGGGTGACGACCAGTTCCTGTCGTTCGTGGTGACGCCCGGGCTGAACGTGCATAGCGTGGAACAGCTCTACAACGGCGATGCACTGCTGTCGTCCTTCGAAGGGGTGCGCGTGTGGCACAACGGCTTCGCCGGGATGCCCAGCGCGGAGATCCCGCTGCACAGCAACGCCGACGTGACCGACGGCGGCACCTTGCTGGATACCAGCAACGACCCCAAGCATCAGCCGAGCGCGTGGGTCCAGCGCACCAGTTCCGCCGGCACCATCCGTCTGATGGTAGGCGTGGAGTTCCAGATCTGGGACCGGTCCACGAAGGGCAAGGACAAGCAGAACAGCGACCAGATCCAGATCCAGTACCGCGCCGCCGGCACGGCCAACTGGCAGGTGTTCGGCAATTACAACGTCCGCGGGACCAACAACAAGAGCCAGCGTGCCAGTTATGCGATCGACGTGCCCGAGGGGCAGTACGACGTGCGCGTGCGCGTGGCTGGCAACAATACTGACGGCTCGGGTGCTGAAGCGTCGTTCGTTTGGACCACGCTGACCAGCGTTCAGCGCGACATGGCGAGCTACGTCGGGATTCCGCGCATCGGTATCCGCATGCAGGCCAACGGGCAGCTCAACGGCGCTCCGGACGAAATCCGCTGCGTCGCCCATTCCATGCCAATTCCCGTCTGGACCGGCACGGAGTGGGTGACCCAGCGCACCAGCAATGCGGGGGCGTGGATCCTCGCATATGCCCGTGGCATCTACGCGCCTGACCCCACCGCACCAGGTGGGCGCGCGCTGGTCGCCGGCATGGGTCTGCCCGAACGGCAGATCGATCTGGAGGGGCTCAAGGCCTTCATGCTCCACTGTGCCGCCAACAATTTCACCTACAACAACTGGATCACGGACGTCCGCAGCCACCAGCAGGTGCTGGACGTGCTGGCCCTGGCCGGCTTCGGGCAGATCAGCTGGCCGCGCGGGCGACTGTCCGTTGGCTGGGCTGCCGATGAGCAGCCGCTGTCGGGCGTGGTCAACATGGCCACGATCAAGAAGGGCCAGTTCCAGGTCGACTACACCCTGACCAACGGCGCCGACGGCATCGAGTACACCTATCTGGACAGCGCTACCTGGCAGCCCAGGACGCTGCGCGTGCCTGCCCCAGGCGTCACCACCATGCTCAACCCGGCCCAGGTGACGGGCGAGGGCGTGACCACCGAGGCGCACGCCGTCATGCTGGCCCGCTGGCACCTGGCGCAGAGCCTGTACCAGTACAAGGCGATCAGCTACAGCACTGATATCGAACACCTGTCCTACAGCCGGATGTCGATGTTGGCGCTGCAGCACGACATGACCCAGTGGGGCTTTGGTGGGCGGGTCAAGGGTGCTTCGATCGCAGGCGGCAGAGCCACGCTGCAGCTCGACGAGCCCGTGCCGGCACCGGCGCAAGGAAACGCCTTTGTTGGCCTGCGCATCCCAGGCGAGCGTGTGTACCGCGTGCTGAAGGTGCAGCCGTTTGCCGGCACCAGCGACACTCTTGTGCTGGCCGACGGCTGGCCATCCGATGCCCACCTGCCCGGAACGCGTTTCCAGCGCTCCAATGGCACGTGGGAAGAGAACCCAGCCTGGGACACGGTGTGGATCTACGACTTCAAGCAGACCCCGGGCCTGCGCGTGCGCGTGACCAGCATCCGGCCCGAGAGTGACCTGAAGGGCGCCGCGGTCGAAGTGGTAGCGGAGAGCCCGCAGTTCTGGCAGTACGTGAAGACCGGCGAGTACATCCGGGATCCGAACGAATCCCTGCTGCAGACCCGGCCGGTGGCCAGCGACCTGAAGATCACCGAGCGCCAGGTTGTGCAGGGCGATACCGAGTACACCGAGCTGCAGGCCACCTTCGCCATCACCGGCCCAGTGGGCGACACCGTGGTGCTGTCCGACCTGGATGGCAACGCTGCGCTGGAAGAAGTGGCCAGGACCGTTACCCGCACTGCGACGTGGCGCATCCCGGGCGCCGGCACGTATCCCGTGACCGTGCGCCCCTACAGCCCGGACGGCAACGCCGGCGTGGCGGCCTCGGTGATCTACACGACCCGTGGCGCCGATGCGCCGCCGGTGCTGGTGGACCTGTTCGACGTCGAGCAGCTGAGCGGCGGTGTGCGCCGCTACACCTGGGGCTTCTTCAGCGACACCATCCAGTCGGCCAACTTCGCCGGCGTGGAGATCCGTTACATCGCCGGCACGCACGCGGCACCGGCGTGGGATGCAATGACCCCGCTGGGCGACGACGGCTACCACGCCTCCGCCTTCGAGGCGGTCCTGCCGCCGGCGGGCGAGTGGACGTTCGCCTGCCGGTCGCGCAACACCGCTGGCACTTTGTCCACCGGCATGCAGGTGCTGGCCAGGACTCTGCCGGCGAACCTGGGCGAGGTCATCGGCGGTATCGAAGACTCGCTCGAGGAGCAGATCCAGAAGCAGGTCGAGCAGCAACAGCAGATCGACCGCGATCGAGCTGACAGCATTGCGCGTGACGCCGCTGAGGCTGCTGAGCGGGCGGCTGCCTTCGCGCAGGCGCAGGTCAACCTGGTCAACGAATCGGCCCTGCGCCTGGCCGACGTGCAGAGCGTCCGGGACCGCGTGGTCGCCGTGGCCGAGGACGTGGCCGACGAAGAGGCGGCCCGGATCCAGGCAATGCTCAACGCGAAGCTGGAATGGAAGGCCGATATCGCGGTGGAGACCACTGCGCGACAGAGCGACGTGGAGTCGCTGGCCCGACAGATGTCGTCGGTCGCCGCAGGCAGCGGCACGCAGTTCGACAGCAAGCAGGTCTGGTACTTCGACAGCACCGTTGAGGGCTGGACCGGCAACGGCACGCCGACCATCGTCGACGGCTGGCTCCGGCCGGCCAACCAGGCCAGCAATCCGTACATCACCTCGCCGGCGGCGCTGGCGGTGGACGGGGCTGCGTACCGCTTCATCAAGCTGCGCCTGCAGCGCGTCGGCACCCCGACTTGGCGCGGCCTGGTCCAGTGGATCACCAACGCCGACACCACCTGGAACACCGCCAAGTCGGTGACCATCCCGGCGCCCAACTTCGATGCCGCCGGCATGGCCACCTTCGATGTGGACAACCTGCCGTGGAATGGCGCATCGCCCATCAGGCAGATCCGGCTGTCGCTGGCCAGCAACCAGACGGCGACCGCCTACCTGCTGTTCGATTACATCGCCATCGGCCGCCCGACGCCCGGCGCCAGCGTTGCGCTGGTCCAGCAGGAGACCTTGGCACGCCAGACCGCTGACGCCACCGAGGCGACCCAGCGCAACACCCTGGCAGTGCAGCTGCGCGGCGACTATGCGGGCAACGATGCCGCTGCCGCGCAGGGGATGATCGGGCAGGTCAATTCGGCGCGGATCGAGGGCGACCGAATCATCACCGAGCGCACGAGCCTGATCGAAGGGCGCCTGCCAGCCGGCAACGGCCAGCTGGCCAGCCAGGCATCGGTCAGCGATGTAGAGCGGGCCAGCGTCGAGCGTGACAACGTCAACGCGCAGGCGATCACCAACGTAAAGAGCGGCCTGGACAGGGTGCTGCGCAGCTTCAATGCCATCCCCAACGGCACCTTTGATGCGGACGTGGCCAGCTGGGCGGCGTCTGGTTCCGGCAGCTCCTTCAGCTGGGACCCGGCAGAGAAGGCGCTGCGGTCGGGCGCCGGTTCAATCCGAGTGGCGAACCCCACGCCGATCTCGGTCAATCCGGGCGATGCGATCACGGTCACCTTCCGGACCAAGAGCAGCGATGACATCACCGGAACCGACTCGGTGTCGGTGGGCTTCATTTCCAGCTTGGCCAACCCCACCGGCTGGGTGCAGAGCTGGAGCAACTGGATCAACGCTGTCGGCGGTGCATGGATCAACCGCTCCTACACCTGGACCGTGCCCAGCACCTTCAACCCCCAGCAGCTCTACCTGCGCTTCGCTGCCGGCAGCATTC